TCAACGTTCATCCCTTACCTATTATGGAGGACATCAAATGCTAGTTCGACTGCATGTAACGTCTTATATAGTATATCATCCTGATTTACTATAAACAATAAAAAAGTGAATTTCTAACATCGGAGTAAACAAACTTGAGAGTAGTGATGCCAGAAACTCACAATAAAATGATATCAAATCGCACCAGAAACACAATTAAAAAAGGTAAAAATGCTTAAATTTACACTTTTATAGAGCGATAGCGAATCAAAAACAAGTAAAAATTAAACTATATATATTCATATATAATTACTTCGATTCTTTTTCTATAATTACTAAT